ATTATCGTAAGTGCTCCATAAGTAGATAAAGGAATTCTCTATTCTTTCAAGAGACTTTTTACTTTTTTCAATCTCTTGTTTCATGACTACGATCTCATCTTGCCCCACTTCATAAGGCAAATTTAGTTTATCAGACAAGATATACAGTTCAAATAACTGGCAATTTTCGTAAGCTTTTGCAGCTTCCGCGAAAATTTCACTGTAAACACCTTCAGGATCTTTATCAGGGTGAGTCCTTTTAGATATCTCTCTGTACATCTTCTTAGCCTTTTCCTGGATCTCAGGTTTAAAGACTTTCCAATCGCTCTTAACCTTTTCTTGTTTAGCTTGACTTGCTTCACTATGGGCTTCTTCTGAGCTCTTTCTTTCTTCTCCTATCTTTTCGTAAGCTTTTTCCATAAAAGCAGACTGATTTTCTGACATGATAGAATTTTTGTACTCTAGATCAGCTTTGATGAATGAATACTCTTGTATGAGCTTTCTTTGTTCTAAGTGTATTAAATTGTTCATCTTTTTTGCTAACTATTTAGATATATATATCAAGAAAAGAAAAGCCTAAAAGCGTAAAAATATGATCGTATATGTTCAGTGGAGTGGAACAGCTTGCGTATTCAGTCAAAAAGCTACTTTTAGATTCCGGTTTCCCAGAAGAACATTTCTATATAAAGATAGAAGGACACCAGATAAAAGTACTTTTTGATAAAAGAGAAGCTGTTGATTATTTTAAAGGAGATTTTGACTGCAGTCATCTTGCTTCTTCACACATCTTTCGTTATCTGAAAGATGGTAAAAGACATTGTGCTATAATATTCTAGTACAATTTTAAAAATAAAATATAAGAATGAAAACTTTTAACATTATCACGCATGTTATTACTACATTTTTCTTTGTAGTGTACTGGACCCAGGTGTGGAACTGGTACCACGATGGAGTAGAGTGGTACGGAATCATCGGAGCAGGTGTAGCAGCCAACGGAGGTTTCTTTGGAAACATAGCTCATACTATAATAGAAGCGAACGATGCATACAAAGCTTCTCATCACGGAGAAGATATGCCGCTTGTCAAAAAACTTAAATTCTGGAAAAAATGATAGCACTATTTTTTATACTAGTATTTGCAGCTGGAATAGCTGAAGGTTTAATGGACTTCTTACAGTTCCATTATAGACCAATTTTCAAGAACGAACTTTTTTGGAATCCTGAACTTTCTTGGAAAAATAAGTACAAAGACGGAGATCCCATGAAAGGACCTAAATTCCTCTTCTCTACTACACTCTTCGTAGCTTTAACTGACGGTTGGCACACTATGAAACTTCTTAGAAACGTTTTACTTTTTGTATCTCTGCCTTTCATAGGTTTCTTCTCTGGTACTATTGTAGCATTTTTAATCTACGGTGTTTGCGCTAGAATCGTTTACGGCTTAGGTTTTTATATCAGTTACGAAAAACTTTAATTATTTCCATCTATAATAGGTAAATTGTTTGCATGTCTAATAAGTGTTTCGCATGGTCTGAACTAGAAGATGAGTGGATACTTTCTGAGTACCAGTGGTCAGATGTCTGTATTATTAAGAAGATTGGTCTTCCTGGTAATATTGACATGTACGATTACAAGTACGTCAAACAGAAATTAGACAAGAAAGAAGAAAAAAGGTTCATTAAACTGGCTTGTAAGATTAACGGAATCTCGATGACTCAGATCAAAGAAAGAAAAAACAAAGGAGAAGCTATAGTTACTGTCAAAGAGATCAAGACTACTATGGAAACTGTTTTAAAATCTGTTCAAATTATATCTCTACACAGAGAAGATATATAGAAAAATTACTCCGCTAAAAGATGAAAACTTTTAATGAATACAAGAGTACAGATTTTACTCAAAAGTTGACAAGTAATGTTGATCAGATTCTGGCTGAAGCTAAAGAAGCTATAGAAAAGCAAGTTCAAGCTGAAAAGATTGACGAAGTAGTAACTGCAAAAAATGAGAATCCTGTACAAGAAAATTACCAGGCTCTTACTCCAGCAGAAAAAGTTGAAGAAACTTTCCCAGGGTATATTATACACAGGGACAAGACTGAGAACTTTGTTTGCGATTTGCAACTTACAGGTGTTAATTCTATAGACAATAAAGCTAGAATAATTCTAGAGACAGAAGATTTAACTTACATGTTTGAAGGTAGAATTGATACACTTGGGAAGTGTAAAATTCCTCTAAGAAAAATGAGTTTTTTGAAAGAGAATGAAACTGGTAAGATAAAGCTAGAAGTTATAGCTGAAGATACTATTTTCACTCCATGGGAAGATGAATTTGTGGCAGTTACATCTAAAAAAGTTTCTGTTAAAGTTATGGAATCAGAAACTTCTTCTCCTAAAATGCAAGTTAAAGTTACTAACATAGGAAATAGATAAAAATGTCAGGATATAATCCAGATTATGATTTAACTTATCAACTTATTAAAGATACTTTTGGGAGCTTATTACAGGTAGGCCCTCAAGGTGAATTTTATAACGGTTTAGGTAATCCAGTAGATATAATAGGGCCCTCATCGCAGGGCCCTCAAGGCGTTCAAGGGAATTCAGGCATTGATGGAACTCAAGGACCAGAAGGTCTTCAAGGACCTCAAGGGAATTCAGGCATTGATGGAACTCAAGGACCTCAAGGGAATTCAGGCATTGATGGCATTGATGGAACTCAAGGGCCAGAAGGTCTTCAAGGACCTCAAGGGAATTCAGGCATTGATGGAACTCAAGGGCCAGAAGGTCTTCAAGGACCTCAAGGGAATTCAGGCATTGATGGAACTCAAGGGCCAGAAGGTCTTCAAGGACCTCAAGGGAATTCAGGCATTGATGGAACTCAAGGGCCAGAAGGTCTTCAAGGACTTCAAGGGATCAATGGAACCCAAGGTCTTCAAGGACCTCAAGGGATACAAGGACCTCAAGGACTTCAAGGACTCCAGGGGGCACAAGGTCTTCAAGGACTTCAAGGGATCACTGGTACACAAGGATTCCAAGGAGCTCAGGGATTGCAAGGGCTTCAAGGATTCCAGGGAACACAAGGTCTTCAAGGTCTTCAAGGACCTCAGGGGCTTCAAGGACTTCAAGGAATTACTGGTACACAAGGCCCTGCTGGTATCACTGGAGCAGCTTTTTCTCCTATGAATGTTAGTGCTTGTGATCTAGCACCCACAGCAGCTACTACTCAATATTATTATCAAACAATAGCAGAACTTACAATGACTGTTTCTAAAGCCAAACTTTGGGGGTTTAGTGGCTCGGATACTGTAAGATTTGGACTTTATCGAGGAACTTTATCAGGATCTAAAACATTAATAGGTCAAGGTAGTGCATTGTGTGGAATAGGACCTAATGTCATAGATATCATAGCTCAGTCCGGCCAGACATTAGATTTAGTAGCAGGAGAAGATATAATAGTCGGTTTTTACCCAGCCGGAACAAGTTGGAGAACAGTGTATGATACTGGAATAAGTGACACTGCTTTTGGTATTACAAATACTGCAGATATCACAACAATGCCTGCTAATCCAACTGGCACTGCTACTGGCGTTAGATTTGCTCTTACTTTATACTAAATTAGAACTTTTTTCTCTTTTGACTAAGATATATAGTCAGTAAAGGTAATTAAGAGGCTTTAAAGGAATTAAACGGGCAAACTCAGCAGATAGTAGAACAAAAAAGTGCTTCACTTCCCTGAGAAAATTTTTTTTCAAGTTTTCAAAACTACTTAAACAGGCAACATATAATAAATTCAAATTAAAAATTACGGGCAAATGGAAAATTATCAAGACATTTTCAATTTAAATGCGAATGATTTCGTAGAAAGAACAGAAACAAGAGAGTCTGAACTCTATAAACCAGACCCTAAAAAAGGGAAAGACAACGTTTACAAAGCGTTAGTGAGATTCGTTCCTTTTCACAAGGATCCGAAAAAATCCAAAGTAAAGAAGTATTCGTATTGGTTAACAGATCCGTTAACATCAGACGGCTTCTCGGTTGATTGTCCTTCTTCAATCAATCAAAAATCTATCATCCAAGATACTTACTGGAAGTTAAAAAGATCTTCTTCTGTAGCTGAACAAAAAATAGCTGACAAATTCAAAAGAAGAGAAAACTATTACGCTCTAGTTCAAATCTTAAAGGATGATCAAGATCCTTCAATGGTTGGTAAGATCAAAGTTCTTAAATTTGGTCAAAAATTGAATAACATTATTCAAGGTGAATTACAACCAGAATACGGAAAACCTTACAATCCTTTTGATCCTTTCAAAGGAAGAGTAATGGCTTTAACTGTATCAATAGTTGCTGGTTACAATAACTACGACCTTTCTAAATTTGTTGGCGAAGAAACATCACTTCTTTTAGACGGTAAACCGTTAGAGCAAAACGCAGAAACTATGTCAAAATTTGTAGAATTTTTGAAAACTAATTCTCCGGATCTTTCAAACTACGACTACAAAGAATGGACTGATGACATCAGAGAAAAAGTAAAATCAGTTATTGAGAACACAGTTCCAACTATGAGAACTTCTGAATCAATTCAGAGAGAAGCTGCAAAGCCAACTAACATCTCAATTTCAGCTATGCATTCAAATATTGAAGCTGAATCTAAGAAAGTTGATCTTGATGAATTGAACCTCGATTTAGATGATGATACAAATTTCGAAGATGATCTCTACTCAGGACTATAATCCCATAGATAATCTATCAGAAGGTGAGAAAGCAATTTTCTCACCTTCTTCTTATGAGGTTAAAGAAGTGAACACTGATGATCTCTGGAAAAAAATTTACGATTCATTGAGAGTAGTTCTAGCTTCTGAGTTTTCTTCTGAAATTAAACGTGAACCCATACCTCATAAAGATAGGATATCATTTGCTTGTGTTTATTGCGGAGACTCTGTAAAAGATCCTAGAAAGAAAAGGGGAAACATTTTCTCAGGGACTATGCAGTACCACTGTTTCAACGGTGACTGTAAAGCACACATGTCAGTCTATGATTTTTTAAAGGACAAAGCACAGTTAAACAATTTCTCTATAGAAGAACAATTCTTCATGAAAGAGTTGAATGATAAACGTTCTTTAGACCTTAAGAAATTAAAAGCTTCGTTAGGATTAGAAACATTCTTTTCCGATGAAATAGCTGATTTGAGTGTAGACAGAGAATTTTTCTTGAAAAAGATGAATCTTCAAGAAATTAAAGGTTCTAGAATAGAAAAGTACTTAGTGGGTAGATTGCAAAAAGATTTTCATAAATTTGCATGGGATCCAAAGGGTAACTTACTCTATGTCTTCAATTTAAACAACACTTCAGATAGAATAATAGGTTGTCAGTTGAAAACTTTTAACAAAAAGAACCCTTACTTAACTTGGAAACTCACTAAAATTCACCAAGAGTTAGGTATTTTTAATCCTGACAATGCCGAAGTCTTAGAGAAAATGGATTTCTTATCAAACATATTTGGAATACTCCAAGTAGATCTAAATAAACCTATCACCATATTTGAAGGTCCTTTGGATAGTTTCCTTTTCCCAAATTCAGTAGGTATATGTTCAGCTAAAAATTCTTTACCGTTTGAAGTTGAAGGCTCTAGATACTTCTATGACAATGATTATACAGGTAGAGAATGGGCAGTTAAAAGGATCCAAGAAGGTAAGAGTGTCTTTATGTGGAGAAAGTTTCTACAAGACAGTGAACTTATGGTAACAGAATCTATAATCAAAGATCTAAATGATCTTCTACTTTATGTGAGAAAGCACAAAAAAGTATGTAAAAGATTTGTAGACTATTTTTCAGATAGTCGTTATGATGCAATATGGATATAGAAAAACCAGAACATGTAGATTTAGAGCAGAAATTTCAAATTTCTGCAAAGGTCGATTTTGAATCTTCTCAAGAAGAATTTACAGGTTTAGGTGATATCCAGATAGAGATTAAAAAGAAGAAAAAAACAGAACCTGCAAAAATACAAAATATTGAACTCAGAAAATCTAAATCCAGCAACAGCAGTCTCTTCTGAACAAGTAGGATACGTTGAAAGATTCGAACAAGAACGTAACGAGTGGACTGATGATATTAAAAGTATCTCTTCTCGTTTCAAGAACATCGATGATATGGTAGAAGTCCAAGTTGATCTCTACTCTAAAAGACAGCAAGCGGTGGAATATATGCACCAATTGATGGTCCTCCAGAGCAGGCTTAAGAAGAATTGGATAGCTGAGTATAAAAAAGCTTACGAATCTCTCATCATAGATGCAGATTACAGGTACAGTGAAAAAGAAAAACAGAGAATAGCTGAAGAAAAAACTTCTACTTCTAAACTTAAATTAGAAATTTTACAATCTCATGTAGATTTTTTCAGAGAGACTATTAAAACTATCGATAACATGGTCTTTGGTGTCAAACACCGGTTAGAAATAGAAGATTTTAAACGAGGTAATAAGTAACATGAAAGTAAAAGATTATAGAGAATTTTTACAGATCGAAGAAGGGCTGATTACAACTTACCCGATGGATTTCTTTTCTAAAAAAGTTAAGATGCTTATAAGTGGAAAAGGTATTAAAGCTTCTATCAGAGTCGAAAAACTTACTAATTCTCTTGTCTTAAATCTAGCATCGTGTACATTAGATTTTTTAAAAATTCTTGAAAAAACATCTGATCAGAATGGTTATTTCATCTCATTAATAGTGATAGAAGAAAAATACTATAAAAAAATAGATGAAGTAAAGCTAGATAAAGGTGCGCCTGTTGAAGTGCATTTTGAATCTAAATTTGATAAAGAAGTTAAAGATATCCCTGATACATTATATCATGTGACATTATCTAAAAATCTTGAAAAGATACGAAAAATAGGTCTAGTTCCTAAATCAAAAATGAAACAGACTTATCATTTGGATAGAATTTACTTAGCTTTTACTATTGAAGGGGCAAAAGCTATAGAGAATGAATTTAAAGGGATAGATAATTCTAAATACGTGATATTGAAAATTTCCACTAAGGGATTGAATGTAAAATTTATGAAGGATCCTAATGCTACTCTCTTTTCTGGAGAAGTGCTTGGAATCTATACACATGAAAATATTTCTTCAGAATTTATTAAAGAATTTCAATATAAATAAAATGGAAGCAAATAAAACTTACAATGATTGGGATCATATAGCTATAGTTCTCATGAAAGATGAAAAAAATGTGGCTACTCTAAAGATGCATAGATCAGACATAGACGGTTTGGTAGAATTGCATGGAATAGAAAGAGGAGAAGTTATCGATATGGCAGTAAAAGCTATCGAAGAAGATTACAAAGTAAAAGTAGAAGAAGAAAATGATAATAAGTGATCCTGAAAAATACAGAAACTTTACAGTTGATATAACTTCACCGTTTGCGATAGAAGTTCTTAACTTGCATAAACTTTATCCAAATGACAGCAATTTTGGAGAAATGGTTAGAAAACTTGTGAATAATTTAGAATATCAACTAGAACAAAAAACTATCGATAAGAATGCAAACTCTGACGATAGAAATGTGAAATGGGATTTATAAAGTAATCAATAAAAACAACATAAATGAAAAAGTTAAACATCAAAAAACTAAACCAATTCTACATGGCAGGAAATAATGCTCCTGAATTGAAGAGATTAGTAGAAACTGCAGTAGACAATTTTGTTAATGCAGAAACACAGAATCCAATGTGTGTTCGAGTTCTTTTAGATCTTGGATTACTTTTAGATTCTTAATAAGAATAGAATAGATAATGAAGTTAATTGTTACAGAAGATTTAAAGTACCTAAGAATAGCAGAAGCAGAAGAGCTCGAAATGGAGCAACTCAGCTTCTCTCTTAAGAAAAGAATTAGAGGATGGTTCTTTAACCCAACCGTGAAGAAGAAACTCTGGGACGGCTATGTCCATTTCTGTAAGAATAACTTCATTCCTGTCGGTCTCTGGAGTGAAGTCGTGAAACTTGGAGAGACTTATAATTTTCCTGTAGAAATACAAGGCTTAGAACGTATTATTGATACAGATTTTAATGAAGTTGATTTTAGAAAATGGGTAGAAGAATTCTTCTCTGATCATCCAAAGTACAGTCCTAGAGATTATCAAATAGATTCTGCTGCAGCAATCTTGAAACACCGACTCTGTACTTCAGAAATTGCAACTTCAGCTGGAAAAACTCTTATCACTTTTTTAGTTTATGGATATTTAAAGGCTAAAAACAAAGTTGATAAAATGGTAATAGTTGTTCCTAACACTACGTTAGTAATGCAACTAAAAGATGACTGGGAAGATTATAATAATGATAAACTTGCTCTAAAAGTTAAACAAGTATACGGCGGTTCTAAAGACAATGATCCTGGATACGATGTCATAGTAGGAACTTTTCAATCTCTTACTAAAAAAACATTAGATTTTTATAAAGGTGTCAATATTGTTTTTGTTGATGAGTGCCATACTTCTAAAACAGTATCAGTTAAAACAGTTATAGAAAAATGTAAAGATTCTGTTTACAGGTTCGGTCTTTCTGGTACTGTTCAAGAAGATAATTCAGCAGACTTTACTACTATAGTAGCTTTACTTGGTCCTATGGTGAAATCTATTCCACCGAAATTCTTGTTCAAAGAAGGGTATGCAACTCCTGTGAAATTTAAAGTCATGGTGATGGATTACCAAAACGAAGATCTTAAATCGCAACTTTACGATGTGAGAAGAGGTAAACAGATGGAAGGAAGCCAGTTACTAGCTTTAGAAAAAAATATTATCATTCAAAGTAAAGCTAGATTTCAATTTATCATGAAACTAGCAGCCGGAACTAGTAAAAATACTTTGATTCTTTTCAGTAATATTAAAGATCAATACGGGAAAAAAATGTACGATTGGCTAAGAGAGAATACTGATAAAGTTTGTTTTTATGTAGATGGTTCAGTTGGACAAGATCATAGAGATTTTTACAAGAAACAGATGGAAGAAGGTGAGAATAGAATACTCATTGCTTCTTTTACCACATTCTCTACTGGTATATCTATTAAGAACATACACAACATTTTCTTTACTGAATCTTACAAGTCTGAGATTATCATAAAACAATCTATCGGTAGAGGAATGAGACAGGTGCAAGGTAAAGAGTCTTTTACTATAGTCGATATAGTAGATGATTTATCTTATAACAGTCCTAACTTGTTGTATAAGCACGGTAAAGCACGGCTTGAAATGTACAAACAGTACTCTTCCAACATAAGTATCCACAGAGTCAAAATTTAAAAATCTGTTCAGATATATAGAAAAACTTAACAAATATGAAAAAAATAGTGCTTAAATTTTTGCAGATCCAGTCTCAAATGAGAGTTCTTCACTGGCAAACTACTTCTTACGCAGAGCATAATGCTTTCGGAGGATTTTATGATGCAACAGGAGATATCATAGACAAGATTGTTGAAGCTATTCAAGGTAAATACGGCAGAATCATGCTAGGAGGTATCGATAGTATTCAGATTTCTGATTACAATAACCTAAAACTTAACATGTTCATAATGGATGTAGATACTTTTTTAAGTAACGAAATATATTCTTGTGGAATAGACAAAGAGAAAGATTCCGAGATTGAAAATATCATTCAGGAATTTAGAGCAGAGGTTGATAAGCTTAGATACTTATTGACACTCAAGTAAAGATAACTAATCATGTAAATGCAAAATGATCTTAACTTTTTTGTATTTGTTCGTTTAGAATCAGTAGATGAATTCTTGGAATGGACAAAAGACGTAACTAAAGAACCTTCCAACGAGTTGAAACACAAAGTTAGGATTTGTTTTCCGAAATTCCCAGGATTCACTATGATAGGAGTAGGAGAAGATCTTTGGAAAACAATAAGAAGAGTTTTTGAAAATTCTTCAAAATGTTCATAGTTTAATGCGGTAGAGGCGCAATACCTTCCCTTTTTAATAGAACGCATTAAAAGCTGATAGAAATATCAGCTTTTTCTTTTTGATATATAGAAAAAATGCTATCATCAATGAAGATAAAAAGCTATAATGATTTCTTTGTCACGGATTTTGAATTATCTGAATCAGAAGAAGTGAAATTAGATAAATCTTTGAGAGAGTATGAATTGCAACACAAGTCTGGAGATCTATTTATAGTCAAATCCGATGATTTTCAAAAAGAATTTTTCGTTAAGCCTTATAATTCAGAGAGTGTTAAATTACTTCCAGATGTTCAGGAGAGACTAGAGAAAGCTATCCAAACGCTTAATGTTGAAGATCTATATAATTCTATTAAAGCTGCTGAAAGAATTCCGTATGAATTCGGAAAAATTTTTACTTCTCTGTTCGATTTAAAGAATGTTCCCGAATTGTCCATATCTTTAGATCCTGATTTGCAAAGAACTCTACAATCTTCAGAGAAAGAATTTCTGATGAACAATTTTAACCAATTGAACAAAGAAACTAAAGACTTAGTAATAAGCACTATGAGAGAAAGAGCAGAATTACTATGTGTATCTATAGAAGCTCTTTTCTATTTCTTACGAAGCGAAGATAAAGATAAGTTCTATCAAAACTTGAGCTCTGATGAAATATTAAAAATATACAAAGAAAAAGTAGAAGAAGCTGCTAAAGAATCGCAGTTTTCTGTAGAAGGTCCTTTCTCTGATATTAAAACTAAAGCTCAGATAGACGAGACTTCGGAAACAGCTTTTTGGGAATGTGAAAAAGACCAGAAAACTTTTATAATTAAAGCTACCATATCTCCTTCAAAGCTTCACTCTGAAGACAATATAGGAGGCACTTCAGGTCTAAAATTCAGCTTATCTGTGAGTGGAAAACCTGAGAATGATGACGATTTTAATTTCTTCAGTATAGAAGAGCTTAAAGATAGAGCAAAACTTTTTAATTCTAAAATACTTAAAAAAACATGAATAATCAAGAGAAAATAGTGGAATTTTGCACTAAAGTTAAGAAAGGATTTGGCACTATTGTAGATACGATAGTAAAGACTGAATTTGAAAGAATCTATGAAAATAGGCTTGAAGGTGAAGAATTGGCTACTCTGTTAGCTCTTTTAGAAAAACATGATCTTTTAGATAAAAAGAGATGCACAAATTCGGCACCAGGATTCTATCAAGATATGAGAAAAAAAATGAAAGAATCTAAAATATGAAATCTTTTATTGAATTCGTAAATGAAGCTGAGGCGTTTTCTCATGAAATAAAGTCTGAAAAATATTGGAGACAAATTTTAAAAAATGTCAATAATTCTTCTCAAAGAGAGTTTGCGACAAAAGTTTTAGATACTATTATGACCAAACAGAACGGTTTTGCTTCAGATAGGCAAATGGAAATTTTACACAGAGCTGAAAAGGGAGATAACTCTCCATATAATACTAAAAACTGATGAAAAATTTTAATGATTGGTTAGTTGAAGAAGAAAGTAGTTATCTTTATCCGTTAAAAATGCTAGCTCCGCATAAAGATAAGTATATAAAGGATAACAATCTAGAAGAAGGCGAGATAGTGTATTTTCAGAATTCCAGATACAGAGGAACTGTAATCATAAGAGCTTATAAGAGAGTGAGAGATAGCCTTCCTGGGAAACAACCAGAACCCGATTTTCCTTACACTATTTATGTTTCTAAGAAAGGAAAGGGAGAATTTCATCTGAATGCAGATTTGCTTTTACCGCCTGATGTACTTAAACAAACATTAGATGTTGTAGAAAAGTATGCTTCTCCAGAAAATCCTGTAGAAGCATATAGAGAGATATGTGATATTATAGAAAAATACTCAGACGAAAATGCTAAAAAATGGAAAATCGAAGAAACTAGTAAAAAATTTGGATTATGAAGTTTAAAAGTTACGAGCAATTCAACGAAAGTATAGCGGATTTATTCAAGTCTGCTCATGGTGCAATTGAGCCCGATAATCTTATTCCTGCTGAAAGGCTTATAGACCATCCAAAGTTTTTCACACAAGAAGAGTTTGATGAAGCTATTGAGTACTTGAACATTGATCCTGAATATTTATACTACAATCCAAAAGATATCATATCTCCAATTATGTACTGGAACGGTCCTATTTACGAACCTTTTCATGGAGGATTAAATATGGAAGCGCTTAAAATGTTTCACACTAAAGAAAGGTTGCAGCACAAGACTGAAAAGTTTGAAAAGCTTTTAAAAGCTAATGATTATGCAAGCGTCTTTGATATGATGGATAAAAAAATACTTATCCCATCTTTTGTGAGCATGTACAAAGAAATTCCTGATAAAGATAAGTACGATATTTTTAAAGATCTTTACGTTCGTTCGGAATACGGATTTCAAACATTTCCGGTGGAAATAATAAAAGACTGCTTTTCTAAACGAAAGCTTTCTACCGAATGGAAATCAAGAATGGAAGAATTTAGTAAAACTGTTAAGTTAAATCCGGACGTAACTTTAACTATTTATAGAGGAGAAAATGTAGATTCTGCAAAAGGAGATGATGCATTTTCTTGGACACTTGATAAAAAGACTGCTAAATTCTTTGCAGATAGATTCAGTAAAGGCTCTGGAAGAATCATAGAAAAAACTATCAAAGTTGAAGAAGTTATTGATTACTTAGATGACAGAGGAGAATCTGAAGTGATTCTTTTTCCGAAAAAATTTGGAATTCTTAAAGAATCTTTAGAAGAGAGTATCATTGGAGGATCTGAACACATAGATTTTCCGATTGGAGGAAAAACCAGAGTAGTTTTCTCTAGAGAATCGAACAGTATCGAAACTATCAATTTTCATCCTAATCTAGGGAAAATAACATGGTTTGAATTAGATAAAGATGGGAACTTTCACACTGATACGACTGCTTCAGAATTTTTCATATTTAAACAGTTTTACGAATTTATAAAAAATCCTCCCGCTACGCATAGAGAAAGAACTGCTACATTGTTGTCATGGGAACCTTTTAAGGCATGGATAGATTCTTGTACAGAGAAGTACCGAATAAAACTAACAGGAGAAAGATACGGACTATGAAAAACTTTAGAGAATTTTGCTTGTACGAATTTATAAACACTAGAGAAATAGATCCAAAGAGATTTCAAAATCCTGGGAAAAAAGGAGACGTAGCTTTCTTTAAACGAGGATTTCTAGATGGACTTATTAAAGATGATATAGTGAGATCAAAAGAGATCAATATTTCAGCTAACAAATTGAAACCTTCTCAAACGTCAGTTTTCTTGGGAAAATCTTTAGACATGGCTGTCAGAGGATATTACGGTGGAGATTTGGGATCAATAGTCTCATCGGATTTAAGAATCTTGGATGGACATCATCGTTGGGCAGCCACTGTATTTGCAAATCCTACTGAAATATTGACATGTACTCAACTAGATATGACTATTGGAGATCTCATTCCTGTTCTTAGACAAGCTGGTGATATTTTAGGAAATACAAGAGGAGTTGAACCTGACGGAGGAGACATTAATATTTTTGAAGCTACGATAGAAGATGCTGAAGAGTGTATTCTTACCGGAAAAGGATTTCCAGAAAAAAATTGGAACCTTGAAAAAGCCAAAGAATGGTTTGAAAAAAATAGAGACAATGTGTCGAAAGCTTTAGAATTTTTCAAGAAAACCACTCCACCGGCTGGAGCTTTGCCCAGAGAACAGATGCCAAAGATTAAAAAAGACCAAGTAGATTCTGTAGAGAGGATACTTAATCGAGGTGGAATTGATGTTAGAACTCCTTACGCTGAATAGTATGAAAAATTGGTTATTAAATTGGACATCTTTTGTGACAAGAAACACTCAAGTTGAATTTGATGGAATTTCTTACGAAGATGGGCCAGAATGGTTTCAAAAAATGTGGGAATCTTGGTTGAAAAATTCAGACTATGGTCAGAAGCTTAGCAAGAAAATGAAAAAGAAGAAGAAACATGTTTAAAGATTACGAACAATTCCTTAACGAAAACGATACACACAAAGAAGAATTTGAAAAAGAATGTACTCATTACATTTCAAAAGACATACCAGGGAAAGAAAAATACACTGGTCACCTTGTTCAAATTAAGGATGATTTTGGAAGAGGTAATCCAAGAGCCAAAGCATTTGAGAATAAGATTATAGTAAGAGATTCAGGATCTACAACTCATCATACCCTTGTCATACAATTCAACATGTCTGATGAAGATGTTGAAAAGTATTTCAAGCCTATTACCCAATCTTATTTAGCATCTAAAAAATACGGTTTAAGATAATCTCTAAACCTTTCTAATTTCCGTCTATAATTTTTTATAGAAATTTGACGGATGAATAATGAAATTAAGTACGCCGGAATAGTTCCCCTGATAGGAGGAATGATGTTTGGAGCTGAAAAAGCTACCGGAAAAAAACCAGAGTACATACTAAGCTACCCTCCTTTTGCTGGAAATGATTCCATGTTAATGGATTATTGGAAAGAAGTTCCATACCATGTAATAGACCCCGAAACAAATACAGTAGAAAATACACTATCTAACGTAGATTTTGTTTCCGCTTTGTGTCCTTGCGCAGGCTTGTCTCAACTTAATAATGGAAAAAATAGAGGAGCAAATGCTACTCAGAATGATTGGATGTACAAAACTGCAGAGTTTGTTCTCGAAGGGATGCAACCTAAAGTTTTCTGGGGAGAAAATGCCCCAGGTTTGTTTAATCCTGTTGGAGAACCTGTAGCTGAAAGGTTAAGAGAAATCGGTGAAAAGAACGGTTACTCTATGTCATTGCTAAAAACTTCTACAATGTTACATGGGATACCTCAGAACAGAGTAAGATCTTTTTACTTTTTCTGGAAATCCGAAACTGCTCCTATTCTAAATTGGTACAATGTTGAAATGCCAACATTAGAAGAGTACTTACATAGAATAGATGAAATGGTCTCACCTGAAGATAAATTAGAAAAAGCTTTAGAGCTCCAATCTGATCCTCTTTACATCTGGTTAAAGCAAGAGTTTGGAGACTGGAGAGGATTCATGAAAGAGAAAAAAGGTTCTATGATGGATGTCATGATCAATTCAGGAAAGCCTGATGAGTATATCGAATGGGTAAAAACTAATTATCCTGATCATGAGAAAAAAGCTGCACATGCTCTTTATAAAAGAAGAAATGGTATGGGATTCTGGGATAGCAGCCCATTTCTACCTTCGGATTACACTGGAGCTTTTACTGGAGCAAGAATGAACGCTATTCATCCTACTGATGATAGAGTGTTGACTAGAAGAGAATTGATGCATTTTATGGGGCTTCCTTCTAATATGATAGTTCCAACACAAGATCACATGGGTAGAGTTTTTCAGAATGTACCCTCTTCTACCGCTGCAGATTGGACAAGAGAAGTTATTAAATTTATTAACGGAGAATTGGAAATGAGCGAGCATTCTTTTATTAAACAAGATAACTTATCTCAAAAAATTACCGTTCCTTCAAGAGTGAAATCTGCTCCACTATTCTGATATATAAGGTATAGAAGGAAAAGATACGACTACAAAATTATCAAGATGGCAATAAATTATTTATACGAAGAGTACAAGAAAGATCCTCAAAGGATTGAAAAATTACTAGAAGAAAAAATTGAGATCACTGAAAAACTAGACGGATCTAGATTTTTAGCGCAAGCACAAGAAGGTGGTACTCTATCCTTTTACAAAAGAAAAGACATGTCAATTTCTAAAATTGATAGGACTCTTTCTAAGTACTATGAGAAAGCAATTTTACATTTTGAAAATTTTCCACCTGAGAAAGTAATTCAACTTCCTGAAGGATGGAGATTTGGGATGGAATATTTTCCTAATTTGCGTCCAGTTACTATCGCTTACGATAGATTACCTTTAAACAATCTTGTCTTAACTGATATTAAAGTTAAAGATCCTAGAGATAAGACGATAGATATTATAACTGATAAGAAAACTCTTGACCGTTGGGCAGATATTTTAGAAGTTGAAAGACCTCCAGTTATCTTTGAAGGTCTTCTTGATGATAAACAGAAGCGAAGAATTTTAGACTTTTTAAATACACCTTATGGGAATTTAGTAAAAAGATTCAAGACTGAAAACTTTACACATTTTATTCTTTCTATGTTGAATCCGCAACTGAAAACTTCTTTCTTGCACAACAACACTGACAAAGATATAGACGGATTAATATTCAAATTTGGCGGAAAAGAATCTTTTAGAGTTAGTAACCCTGAAGTTGTTTTACAGAAAACTGCTAAAAGAGAAGATAAACCTTCCGATATTTACAACTTAACTCTTGTTATACTTCAAGAATTCTTAACAGGATTAGATTTTAGAAAGATAAAACTTAAAGAAAAGACTTACGAAGAGCGATACATTGAATTTATCTCTAAAGCTTTTTCACTTTTCTTAGAGTCTCCTCAGTACAAAAAGAATTTTGAAAAAGGAGTAGATTTTGAACTTCCATCTTTTTTATCTAGAGCAGAATCTAATGTTAATTTCAAGTTTGTAAAAGAACCTGAAATTCTTTCAGCTTTAGAAAAGAGCAACACAAACCGTGAGCTTTTTAAGATTATGATGGCATCTATGAGATCTCACAAGAAAAGACCGTCCGGATTCTTTTCTAAAGAGCTTGTCTATCATCACAATGCTTTGGTAGATAAGATAGCAGATTTTATAGACGAAGGTGTTAAAATAGATAAGAAAAATTCATTTTCACTTAAAGAAGCTACTCTAGTTTCTTTTCAAGAATTCAAGAAAGTTTTCTTGACAGAGTCCGTTGATTGGCAAGAAGAATTTGGAAAGGAAAAACCTGAAGAGCTTGAGAACGTAGATGTTAATGATGTAGTAGAGGATGAAGAGTTGAAAGAAAACGTTATATTCCCTTCTTACACTGATCTAAAAAAGTTACAAACTGTAGATAGTATTTCTAGACCAGTTTCAGTGATGCGTAAATTGTTTAGCGAAACTTCTCAGGAAGATAAAAAACAGACTCCGGTTTGTTTACTTATGGGAAAATTTCAGCCTTTTCATAACGGACATAAAACTATCATAGAAGATGCTAACACTGCTTCAGGGTGTAAAGTTTTCCTAGTGGTTACTTCCAAGAGATTAGGAAATAACGGAATCACAAGAGAACTTCACACTTCTATGTTAGAAGAAGCTTTAGCGAAGAACAAAGATATATGTGGTTACATTTTCTCAGAAGGTAGAACTGTGACTGAAATTATAAAAGAACTTCCTTCTAAGTACAAAATCAAAGCTTTCGCAGGAAGCGAAGATGAATGCGAAGATGTGAAGACCCAATATAAAGAACTTGAAACATATCCTATGACTAGGCATATCAGTTCTAAACAAGTTTTTCAGAAGATTAAAGAAGAAGATTACGATGGTTACAAAAAACTTGTACCTTCATCTCTTCATAATTACTTCTATAAACTTAGAAATGAGATTACTTCTTAATGGACAATTTTTTAGATTTTGAAAATTTTCACTCTTTAAATGAAGATTTCAAAGAAAATTTTACTAAACTTGAAGATGCTATTAGCAACAAGTTTGTTTTGAATTTTTATTACAAAGGAGAACAAAAAGGTGTTGTAGATGATGGGTACAGAGAAGTTGAACCGTATGCATTAGGAGTAAATAAACACGGTAACACTGTACTTAGAGCTTGGTTGATAAAAGGTATCTCTAGATCAGGGAAAATAGATCCTTCTTTAGTACCAGGTTGGAGACTTTTCAGAGTAGATAGAATTGGAATGGTAAATCCAACTTTAAGTAAATTTACTACTCCACGAAAAGGATATAATGCAGACGATCAAGGTATGACTGAGGTTCATACTTCTGCACAATTTTAACTATCTTTACTATGATTAAGAACTTTGAACAATTTATATTTGAATCAGAAGATCCAGACACTCGCCTTGTAAACTTCTTCTCTTCGCTTACTAGAAATTATGAAACTGACAGACCTTTTTATACTGATCAATTACAATTTGACATTAATCAGGAATGGAGAAATTGGGAAGATACTATCAAGAAAGTTAAATTAGAAAAACTAGTAGACATAGAAGCTTCTTATAAAATAAACTTCACTCTAGATCAAAAGAACTATATTCTAAAGTTAGAGTTTGTTTTCACTATCAACGGTCAGAATGAAAAAGATGCCCCAGAAGCGCTATCCGATGAAAACGCTGAAAGGTTAAATATTGTCTTAGAAAAAATAACTCCTAAAAAGATCGATCTAAAATCTACAGATTTTGACATTGAAAAATCCGGAAGTGGAATATCTGCTCCAGTCATCAAAGCGCTTGAAACATTTTTAGTGAAAGTTCTTGAAGCTGATTACGATTCACTGGGAGGAGAGATATATAAGATAGAACAATAAAAAAAAATTAAAAGTATGCCTAGTACTACACAGGAACAACAAAAACTTTTTGGATGGGCTTTAGCTTGCAAAAGAGGAGAATCTAAAGAATGTCCTGCAAATATTCAAAACCTTGCGGACAAAATGACAGAAGTTGAACTAGAAAAATTTGCGTCATCTTCTAGATTACCAAAGAGAATTAAAGAATCTCTTAGAGAATGTATGGAGAACATGGATCCTGAGACTTTTGAATTACTAGAAGCAAAATCATCTACAGGAGATGTTACCACTCCTCCTCAAGTAGATAAAATTCCTTCAGTGCCTCCGGGCTATGAACAAGCATCTGCGAAAAGAGAACCTATGACTCCTAGCCTTTATAAAGCTCCAATGGGTAAAGCTAAACATGAAAGAAGATTAATGGATTTTTCTGAATTCTTAGACAGAATCAACTATAGAACTCATGACAATGTTTTGCAAAAAGGCCACGGGCAAAATTTAACAGGAAAATAATGGAATTCTTGAGTTACGATCAATTTCTCAATGAAAATGAAGAAAAGCCTAGGAGATCTGTTAGAGCAAAATCTCCAATGACACCTATACTAAAGAAGTCGCTAGATAGAATTGGTAAATCTTTCAAATCTGACGAGGAGATAGTTAAAGCTATTGAAAAACTAGGATTTGTAAGAGAACCACTGAAACCTAATTCAAATGGAGCAGAATATATCTTTGTATATGACACAGATCTTGACACAGGCAAAAAATACAGATACATTACGTACGAGAATGGTTATGTTAGAGCTGAAATGCCAGGCGGACATTGGAAAATAAAAGGCTATAATCAAACGCCTATCAGCGATCAGTATATACCAACTACTAGAGAACGGTTATTATTAGTTCTTAGAAGAGCTTTAAAGAAAAACGATCTTTATCAGTTATGGTCTAAAGCTAATTTAAAATCAGATGATCCTGTATCAGAATTTTTCAAAAAATTCAAAGGAACATTAGCTGGTAGAAAATACGGATTATAAAATCTGTTAATTGCAAATACTAGCTCTGAAGATATAAAATACTTATTATCACTCATAAAAAAGTCTTTGTCGTGTTATTGTAAAATAACATAAAGCTTTCTAAAACCTCCTGATGGAGGTTTTTTTATGTTAAATGGAATGAACTTTTAGCCTCTGACGATAAAACATGTACAAAAATTTTTTTAAATGGCAAATACAGACAACTCGTGTGCTAATCTAGAAATAAAGGATTACCACACAATAGTAACAGAAAATGGAGTTTCAAAAGATACTCTAGGTGACATCTTAAATCTTCAAGCCGAAACACAAAAAAATGTTTACGGATACGATTTTGAAAACATGAACTTGAGAGATCTTATGGGATTTTGGCACATGAACAATCACGCGTTAATTGATGAGATTCACGAAGCTACAGATGCATTAGGCGGCATAAGCGCTGGAGGTAATGCAATCTGGAAAAGATGGAAAAAAGATTATTCATCTTATTCGGATAAGAAATTTTCAGATTTATCTACATCAGATCAGATAGAATGCAAATTTGAAATTATTGATATGTTGCATTTCTTCATGAATTACGCTGCATCAATAGGAATGACATCTCAAGAAATGTACAACATGTACATGTCAAAAAATGAACATAATAGAGAAAGACAGCGTAACGGATACTAATTTTCCACAGTGTTAAACATTTAAACATAAATTAATGAATACGTCAGAAATCACAAACATTGTCTTGAATTATTTTTCAGGATTTGCAGAAAGAAATATTGATACTATTTCTAAGAATTTTGCAGATAACATCGCTCTTCAAGATTGGGAAGGCAGATGGGAAAATTACACTGTAGTAAAAGAAGCTATTTTATCGGCAATTAATCACACAGATTCGTTAGTAATTATTCCTAAAGATATTCAAGTTTCTATTTACGGTCCAACTTCAGTTGCTACTTGCAGAATTGACATTATTATCAACGGAAAAACTACTTTGAAAGTAGTAGATATTATAACATTGTACAATGATTTTGGAGGATTAGTTATCACTAACATAGACGCATACAAACAATGAGAGAAGAACCTAAATTAACAAAGACTGGCGTTTTTACTGATGATAGAGGAACATTCTTTCCTTTAAGTATCGAGGACCCTAGATGGTTACAAAGTAACGTTAGTATCAGCAAAAAATGGACTTTTAGAGGTCTTCATCATCAACTTGGCGAAACTGCTCAGACTAAATTAGTCACAGTTATAAAAGGTAGAATTTTAGATTTTGTGGTAGATCTTAGAAAAGGATCTTTTAAAGAAGCTTACTTTTTTAATATGACCCCAGGAGACCAACTTTACGTACCCAAAGGATTTGCTCACGGTTTTCTAGCTCTAGAAGAAGATTCTATGATCCAATACCTAGTGGACAATCCATACTCTCCTAAAACAGAAATAAGTTTTGATTGGAAATCTGTTGAAATGGTAAGAGATCTTATCCTTGCAGAAGTTGGAGATGTTAAGAATCTTTCATTGTCTCCAAAAGATGCAATAGGAGTTCAATTAGAAAGTACGCATTCTGAAATAGTATAATGGAATACGCGATCATAACATCCAAAGGATCTCACGATTTTAACATCGCAGTTATACAAAGAGATGATTCTGTTTCTTATCAGTTGAGTAGATCGCAGTCTACCATGTGGACTAACCCGGGAGAACATTTGCTAACTATCACTGACAATGGCTCGGATATGTATTTTAATCCTAAGATGACTAAAAAAATGAATTATGCAGAATTTTCTTATGCAGCAATTCTTTTCGATTTCATTAAAAACTATGATGGAATTCGCATTGAATCTTATGAAGTGTACCAGAAATTAGGATCATTGACTGCAAAGAAAAGTCGCTAATAAATTACTTATTTCTCTGATTTAAAAAACTTTAGACAAACCTAGATACAATAATTATGATAGATATTGAACAACTTTCAGACAGACTAAGAATTTCTCATTTTGGAAAAGACGGTCAAGTAAAATTTAAAGATATTGCTATTCCAAAAACTGAAAAGTACAAATGGGAACTTGCAGGATCTGAAAGAAAAGATCCATTCTTTCTTTCTTGGGACGGACAACCTGTCAAAAAAACTCGAACTAATTATTTGTCAAAGTTTAGAATAGAAGAATTTCTAGCTTCACAAAGCGAAGAAGTAGTAAAAGATATTTTTGAATTCAATCAACCTGAGGTATGGTTTTGCGATATTGAGGTAGAAGTTGGAGAAGAATTTCCAGATCCTGCTCAAGCAGCCACTCCAGTTTTAGCTGTAGCATTAGTTAATTCGGAAGGAAGAGTTTTTGTTTTTGGTTTAAAACCTCTTAGCTCTGAACAAATACTGAGATTGCAATCAAAAATGCAAGATTATTTCAAAAATTTTGGAATTGAAATAATCTTCCAATACGAACATTTTCAATCAGAAGCTGAATTACTGTACACTCTTTTTGAAAAATGGTTTAAGAAGATGCCTCTAATCACAGGATGGAACTTCGTAGGATTTGACTGGAAATTTTTAATAAACAGAGCTAAACGATTAGGAATAGATCCTTCAAGATGTTCAATAAATGGACAACTAAAAGGAGATGATAGTTTTCCTATGCATAAAGTAGTAGTCGATTATCTTGAACTTTACAAAAAGTGGGATAGAGTTATAAAGATCAAAGAAAATAACAAACTAGATACTGTTGCTAATGCAGCTCTAGGAGTTACTAAAATTAAGTACAACGGTACTTTCATGGATCTTTACAATACTGACTTTGAAACTTACATTTACTATAACGCAGTCGATACTTTTCTGGTTTATCTAATAGATAAAAAATTGAAAACTATGCAGACGTTCTTAATGTTAGGAAATGTAACCAGAGTAGAAGCGCAGAAAGCTTTCTCGCCGATTTGGATGACTGAAGCTATAGTTACTAGAGAATTTTACAAAAGAAAAAGAGTGGTAGCAGAAATAAAGAAAGCTACTAAAACAGGATCTTTTGAAGGAGCATACGTTAAACAACCTCAACCAGGTTTGTACGAGTCAATCGCTACATTTGACTTCGCTTCTCTGTACCCTTCAGTAATGAGGCAATGGAACATTTCACCTGAAGCTTACAAAGGAAAAAACATAGATCTGAGAGAAGGATGGATAAAAACTGCATCAGGAGCAGTATTTGATAATAATGAAGATTCTATTATGAGATCTGTTCTTACAGAGTTCTACGCTAAACGTAAAGTTTCAAAGAATAAGGCATTTGAGATTGAAAAAGAAATATCGGAATTGCAAAAAATATGTAAAACAAAATAAGTTTTATGAATTATCAATGGCATTATGATAGATTAATAGAAACTAGGAAAACTAGAGAAATGGCATCTGTGGAATATTATGAAAAACATCATATACTTCCAAAATCAATGGGTGGATCTAACGATAAAGATAATTTAGTTTATCTTACAGCCAGAGAACATTTTATTGCACATTGGCTTCTTTGGAGAATATATAGAAACCAACAAATGGCTTACGCTTTTCATTCGATGTGTAATTTTAGAAACACTGGACAAAAAAACCATTTTATTTCTAGTAGAGCATATTCAGAAGCTAAAGAAGTGTTCAGGCAAATCGTAAGTGAAAAAATGAAAGGTAATACATACTGTTTGGGATATAAACATACAGATGAAGCTCGCAAAAATTTTAGCATATCGCATAAAGGATTAAAAAATAGTTTAGGATTTAAGCATTCTGATGAGGTTAAACTACAGAGATCTGAAGCTTTAAAAGCATCGTGGAGACGAAGGAAAGAAAACGGTCTTAAACCTATAAATCGCAAACCTCATACAGAAGAAACTAAAAATAAAATACGAGAAGCCAACAAAGGTAAGATTCTATCAAAAGAGACTAAAGAAAAAATTTCATTATCTAAACAAAATGTTAGTGATGAGACGCGGAAGAAAATTAGTGAAGCTAACAAAGGACGAAAGCTTTCAGATGAAACAAAAAAGAAGATGTCTAGCAGTAGAACTATTAGACAAAAAGAAATTAAGAATTGTGAATTTTGTCTAAAAGAATTTGAAACAAATAAGAACAAAAGATTTTGCAATAGGAGTTGTGCATGTTCTTTTCAAATGAAAAATAAGTAAAAAACACGTATTCTCAGTTATATAGAAAACACAAAAATAAAACAATCTTATGGGATTATTTGATGAAAGAGTAGAATATAAACCGTTCGAGTACCCTGTGTACTACACGGAAGGATGGTTGAAACAAGCTCAGGCGTTCTGGTTGCACACTGAAATTTCAATGCAAGGAGACGTAAAAGACTGGAAAGAGAATTTATTGCCTCATGAAAAACACTTGGTAGGAAATATTTTGCTAGGTTTCGCTCAAACCGAATGTGCTGTTTCGGATTACTGGACAGGAATGATCACTAAATGGTTCCCTAAGCATGAGATTAAGCAAATGGCTATGATGTTTGGATCTCAAGAGACTATACACGCTACAGCTTATTCTTACTTGAATGAAACTTTAGGACTTGATAACTTTGCAGCATTTATGCACGAACCTACTATAGCTGAAAAGTTTGAATTTTTAGTATCTACTGAAATAGATTACACGCCAGAAGATCTTAAAAAATCTGCTAAAGCTAGAAAAGATGTAGCAAGATCTATTGCAATATTTTCTGCTTTCGCGGAAGGTGTTTCATTGTACTCATCTTTTGCAGTTCTATACTCATTTCAAATGAGAAACTTACTCAAAGGTGTTGGACAACAGATGAAATGGTCAGTTAGAGATGAGTCTTTACATTCAAAAATGGGTTGTCAACTTTTTAGACATCTTTGCGAAGAGTACCCAGAACTAAGAGATGAAGTAGAATATGATGTAATATACGCTGCTAAATTAATGGTAGACATGGAGCACAATTTCATAAACAAGATGTTTGAAATGGGTGACTTGGAAAACCTCAAAGCAGAAGATCTTAGAAACTTTATTTTAAGAAGAGCTAATGAAAAATTAGTAGAACTTGGTTACGAACCGAAGTTTGAATTCAATTCACATTCAGCTGATCAGTTAGAGTGGTTTTATCATTTAACAGGAGGTACTACTCACACAGACTTTTTCGCTATTCGTCCAACCGATTACGCAAAAGCTGGAGAAGATGAAAACTGGGATGAAGATGATATCTTCTAAAGATTAAAAAACAAATTAAACTAAAAATAAGCATGTTTAGAAACAGAGAAGGCGACGAATCGAACAAAACTCCAAAACACAACGGAGATCCTAAACCAGAAGGATCACATTTCGGAGAGTCGCAAGGATGGGAATTAGGTGTAGATTATCCTACATGGGGTAATACAGAAATTTACGTAAAAACGATCAGTAAAGGTTATTTATTAAAAGGAGAAACTCCTAAAGATGCTTACTGGAGAGTTTCTACTACAGTTGCCAAACGTTTAGGAAAACCTGAAATGGCTTCTAAGTTCTTCGATTACATCTGGAAAGGGTGGTTGAACTTGGCGACTCCAGTTCTTTCTAACACAGGAACAGAAAGAGGTCTTCCTATTTCATGTTTTGGTATCGATGTAGCAGATTCAATTTTCGACATAGGTAACAAGAACTTGGAAATGATGTTGCTAGCTAAACACGGAGGTGGAGTAGGTATTGGAATCAACCAAATTAGACCTTCAGGATCTCTTATAAAAGGTAATGGTACATCTGACGGTATAGTTCCTTTCTGTAAAATTTACGATTCTACTATACTAGCTACCAATCAAGGATCTGTTAGAAGAGGAGCTGCCTCTGTAAACATCGATATTGAACATGGCGATTTTTGGGATTGGTTAGAAATTAGAGAACCTAAAGGTGATGTTAATAGACAATCTCTTAACTTACACCAATGTGTAGTTGTATCTGATACATTTATGCACAAAGTTGAGTCTGGAGACAAAGAAGCTCGTTCTAGATGGACTTCAGTTCTAAAGAAAAGAAGAGCTACTGGAGAACCTTACATCATGTTCAAAGGTAATGTTAACAGAAACAATCCTCAGGCTTATAAGCAGAACGGATTGAAAGTTTACATGACTAATATCTGTTCAGAAATCACATTACACACTGACGAATCTCACTCTTTCGTTTGTTGTCTTTCTTCTATTAACTTAGCTAAGTATGACGAATGGAAAGATACAGATCTAATTTACA